CGCCGCCTACGCCGCCGCAGCCCGCGCCGCCGCCGACGCCGCCGCCGCCGCCTACGCCGCCGCCGCCCGCGCCGCCGCCGACGCCGCCGCCGCCGCCTACGCCGCCGACGCCGCCGCCGCCTACGCCGCCGCCGCCGACGCCGACGACGCCGCCGCCGCCGCCGCCGACGCCGCCGCCGCCGCCGCCGCCGCCGCCGCCGCCGGCCCCACCGCCGACGCCAAGCGGAAGAAGAAGAAGGCGGACCCGGACAAGTATCTCTTGCTCGTGGCCAAGTTGGCGCTGGAAGTTCTCACCGAGTTGAAGGCTCCCGGCGTGGCCTATCTGTGACGTGGGAAGTCCGTCAGGCTCCGAACGATCCTAACGCCTGGGATGTGTACGACGGAGAGGGGAAGGTAGCTCATCTTCCTTGGTGCTCCAAGGCCAACGCGCACTTGATCGCGGCTGCGCCGGAGTTGCATGAGGTACTTAGGCGGTTTGTGGATTGTCGGGAAGCTCATGGTTCTGGAGGAGCCTGCTCCGAAGATCACGTAGAACTTGTCTTAGATGCAGATCGTGTGCTTGCTAAAGCGGGGGGCCAATGAGATCCCATCTTGACTTGATTGCTGATCTTTTGGAAGCACTATACAAAGCAAGGGAGACAATAGCGGCTCTTCATGGTGAGCCGGGTTGGGATATCTATGAGAAGAACAGCCCCGAAATGCGACTTATTGATGTGGCCATAGCCAAAGCGGAGGGACGATGAAGCCATCTCCTAAGACCGAAGACCAGATTGAGCTACGTGGCTACAATTGGGGTTACAGCGCAGCCATCTCTGATGCCATGCGGCACATGCGTGAATTGGATGAGAGGGCCGATCTTGGTCAACGGGAATACCGGGAGGCTCTCCGCAAGCGGCTTCAGCGTCAACTCATCTGGAGAATGGACAAGTGAGACGAGAGGGCTACATCTGCAACATCGACCACATCGAGTACACCCTACGCAGAGAAGGTGGAAAGGATCTCAGTGAATCCGAGGGAGGGCTTTACGCCCAACCGGAGGGAACAGAGCAGAACGGTCCTGAGGTTACGAGGGTATGCCGGGGCGATCTGGCCATGAAGCTCCTGGATAACTTCTTCGACGGTAAGGACAGCCTCGCGCAGTACCTCCTGAGGACGGATCAGGACATTCCGGCTTGGCTCATGGAGCACACGCGCAAGGCCGCGGAGGCAAGGCAATGACCGACCGATGGGTAGAGCAGCACAACGAGGCCATTCCAGTCACAGCCGAGGACCGGCTCGAGTCCTGGGAAGTCTGCTATGCACGCGGCTATCACTCGTCAACTGGCTGGGACCCCATCTGCGAAGTCTGCGGGGGGTTCTATCCGGTAAAATTTCCCGATTTGGGTGAGAAGCACTACAAGCTCTGGTGGGTGCAGGAAACCACGGGTAGGGTAGTCCAGTCCGGCTGCCTGACTTTGGAGGCCGCCCAGGGCATTCTGGAGGGTCCTGTGGGCATCCGGTTGAACATGAGACTGGTGGATCTGCGGCCATGAGCGGACGTGAAAGGCTCCGCGTGGTGATCGCAACGGCATATGACGGTCAGTGCCAGTGCTGCGACAGACCAGCGGCTTACCGCATCGAAGCCGAGGGCCACCCTAGCGTATGGGTCACGAAGCTGTGTAAGAGCGATATGTGGCGGCTTTGGACACTGATCGAGGCCATAAATCGGGAATCAAACCCGAAAGAAATCGCTTGACTGTGGGACGTTCAAGGCGCACACTTAGAACGTCATGAGATGCCATGTCCGGCCTTCCGACGTTCCGGCTCGAAAGCGGAATGCAATCGAGCGGAGAGGGTTGGAGCCTGTCCTCGGGGCGCGCCGGGGTGGGGAGACCAGAAGTCGTGAGGCATGGTCCGGGCGGCTAGGGTGGGTGAGGCCGCCACTAGAGGACTCAAGGAGCCGATGCCGTCAGGGTTGTCCTGATCGAGTCGGTAGGCCCGTGCTACGGCACGATGGGGAGTAGCAGATGCCCCTTAGCAGAACGGGCAAACAGCACCGTGCAGCGGGTACATCGAATCCCGCCATCGGCTCCTTGAGTTCTCATAGGAGGTTTTGAGTGAAGATTGGATCAGCGTTCCCGAACAAGTACCTGAAGGCGGCGGATCTGAACGGTAACGCCGTCACCGTGACCATTAACGCCGTCAAGGTGGAGGACATCGGCCGAGACAAGGACGAAAAGCCGGTGCTGTACTTCAAGGGCAAGGACAAGGGGCTGGTGCTTAACAAGACCAATTCCAGGACCATTCAGAAGATCGCCGGCACGGATGAGACGGACGAGTGGCGGGGGGTGGAAATCGTTCTCTATCCCACTGAGACCGAGTTCTCGGGGGAGATGGTCGATTGCATCCGCGTGCGAGCCCCGAAGACCCAGCCGCAGCGAGAGGCTACTCGGAAGCTTGCGCCGCCCAAGGGGTATGAAGAGCCGCAGGAGACCGAGGAAACCCTGCGGGATGACTTCGTGGCCTCGGACGATGATGTGCCATTTAGCCTCTTGCTCCCCATTCTGCTTCCGCTCCTGACCTTGGGAAGCCTGCTGGTCTAGCCATGAAGCGAATCACCTGCTACCGCTGCAATGAGACCGTAACCCCGGGAGATGGTCCAGGCTTGCCTTGGGCCATCTGTGTCATCTGTGGCAAGGCCGAGAAGTACCGTCAGGAAGTAGAGCATCGTCGGACGGTAGCGGCGACACGTAGAGCGATCAAGAAGGACATGGACTACCCGTGCCCTGACGATGCCTTCGAGGGCTTCCGTGACTAAGCATACGCCGGGGCCATGGAGTTTTCTAAAGGCGAGCACTTGGGATTCTGATCTTGGCGGATTCTTTGGGCCGAACGGCGAGGAGGTCTGTGGTTTTGGAGATGACACACAGTATTACCCCACGGAGGGTGTGGCTCCATCTCCCGCTGACATGGCCCTTATGCTAGCCGCGCCTGATCTTTTGGAAGCCCTGAAGGCCCTCAGAATGCAATGCAGGTTTCCGGACTTGAAAGTTATGGCCGATAAGGCCATCGCCAAGGCTGAGGGCAATGCCTAGGATCGGTCGCTTCCTGGCTTTGGCTGATCACGGCCGGCTGCACTTCGATCAACCCGGTACAGTCTCGGGATTCATTGCAGCCTTGGACGGGAAGCGCATCGAGGTCAGCATCCAGCGACTCAGAGTCAAGCGTAGCCTCCAGGCCAATAGAAAACTGTGGGCCAGTTATCGAGAAGGCATGAGGGGAATGGAGGAGTACACGGCCATACCGAGAAGGAATTGCATGAGTTCTTGAAGGAGGAGTACTGCCCACCGACCGAGGTGGTGGTGTTCGGTCAGAAGCGGATGATCAAGAGCACGGCATTACTGGATCGGGAGCAGTTCAGCGCGTACCTGGAAAGGTGCTTGGCGTTCTTTGCGAGCCATGGGATCGACGTAAGCGGAGAGGGAATGGAGGTGGCACCGTGAGAGACAATTTCACAGCGGAGGAGCGGGCCATTTTGGATGCGACTCCAATGTGCTCTGTCCCGGACTGTGAATGGAAGGCATACATAGATACCGGTAAGTGTTTCGCACATTCTACGGGGCGACCGCTATTGCCTTCCGGCCCAAATGATCCCTATCCGATCAATGGGCCAATGAAGTTGCGTGATCGCGGAGAAGTTTCATGACGGACAAGGCGCGGCCCATCGAGAGGATCAGGGCGGAAGTGGAACGGGTGCAAGCAAAGCATCCAAGCCGCAATACGCCCGCACGTGGAGCGGTTTGTTCTCCATGTGACGCTGAGACGGATTCAACGGTGCTCTGGCCCTGTCCAACTCTATTGCTAGCGCAAGACAAGCTGAAGCTCGCGGAGGCGCTGGACCAAGTTCTCAGTTGGCTCAATAACGATCTGGTGAGGAATGGACCCGGGCCATCTGGCGGGTTCAAGCTGCGGGTAACACTGGTGCAAGAAGTCTTGGAGTCGGTCTCCCGATGACCGCTCCGAAGCGCCGTGATGAGATTTCGCTCCCGAGCATTGACCGACAAGTGGTGGTGAGGCCCGCCGAGCATGAGGTCTTCCTGGGCTTCAACTGCGATTGGCAGGCAGCGGCATTCTCGGACTGGCTCATCGAAACGGGAATGGAAGCCTTCCGCGCGTGGGCCGAGCAGAACCGAGAGGAGTACGAGGGATGACCGCTCCGAAGCCTGCGGAGCAGCATGAGCACTGCTGGCATCATTCCACCGAGCCACATTGGATCACGCTTCCAGACGGCTATATCAGGCAAGTCTGCTGCGAGTGTCACCAGTATCGCAGCATTCATAGAGACCATGCTGATGACTGAGCAGGACAAGGGGCCGCTTGGGCACGCTTACAGGCGATGCAATGAACCTGAGCACGCGCATAACGTGCTACTGGACGTAGATTACTGCCACCACATTTCACCCGGGCAGAGAGCCTACTGCGGCCAGCCCGCCTCCGCGCACAAGGCCGAGGAGAGGACGTTGAAGGTTCATATCGTGGCTGGCTCTGGAGATAAAGCGCAGAGCGAGGAGAACATCGACTTCACGCCTACAGTGGACGATCCGATCCTCGATGATCCTGTGGCCCCGGAGCCCGCAGACAAGGCGGCTGAGGCGACCGAGATAGACCGGAGAGCACAGGAGAGATTCGGCCCCTCGCTGAATGCTGACGCTCTCATTGGTCGGTTGGGCGGTGCAGCAGACAAGGCGGGGGCGAGCCTTGAGCAGATTGCGGAAGCGGCCGTCGGCCCACTGGAGGGCATCGAAATCCCCTATGATATAGCCATCCGTATGAGCACTACGAGGATTGTCGAGCGCATCGCTCCGCTCGTGCGTGCCGCCGAGGCTGCTGCGAGGAAGAAGGCCCTGGAGGAAGCAATACGAAGTATCTGTATGTACTGCGGCCAACGAGCGGCAGGAGGACCAGCAAAGGGACCGAACAGTGCTGGCAACTGGACACATGAAACTCCGCACTACTACAGCGACAGGGCAGAGTTATTGTGTTCTGCCTCTGCGCTTCATGCGCTGCGCGCCCGAGGAGGCAGCCAGTGAGTGAGCCCACCTTTGCGTTGATCTGTGGATTCGGTCTCGGAGTGGGATTCGGCATCTTTCTAGGTGGGCTGATCTACCACCGCCTGGAATGGGGATCTTGGCCTTGGAGCGATCTCAGTGACTAACCCGCGCGACCCGGTGAAGGTGCAGGAGCAGACGCCAGAGGAGGCGGCGAGGGAGTACCGCTTGCAGAACACGCCGCGCTGCATGATGTGCTCACAGGGCGGCTATACGTGCGAGGGTTGTCTGCTGTGGGAGCGTGACCTTGCCCGGCTCCTGACCACCCGCGAGGCCGCGCTCCGGGCTGAGATCGAGCGGCTGAAGCGCAGCGAGTCTGAGGCCGTGGAGATCATCCATGACCTGACCGCCAAGTTGGAGATTGCCGACCGCTTCAAGGACGATCTGCAATCGAAACATGACGAGACGTGCTTGGCCTATCAATACCAGCAGCGCCTTGCCCTTGAACTTGACCAGATGGAGGAGCGAGCCGAGCGCGCCGAGGCCCAGCTTGTCGCTCTGCGATTGTGCATCGTGAACTTGTACCCGCCTGATGCGGTTGAGTTGCGGGAACTGCCGGGCGATCAGGTGACCCATGACCGCTACTGGCTCGGCTGGGTCGGCGCGTTGGATGAGGCCCTCGCCGCTGGGGCCGAGGAGGGGCGGTGCCAGCATGGGAATTTCATACCTGACCCCGATTGCGGGTGCGGAGTGTGAGCGAGGCCCCGAAGTGACCCACCGCAAGCCGGGGCCGGAAGGTTTCACCGCGAGTCTTCGGGCAAAGCTGGAAGCGGCTCTCGGCTACAAGCCTTGCCCCACTTGTGGGCACGTTCGGCGCGGGACGGTGCGCTCAGATGCGACGCGTGTGGGTCTGACGAGTGCGTCTTTCTTCCGCTTCATGGAAGGTAAATCGCCAAGCGCAGAGACCATCGACGCCGTGGTGAAGTTTCTGGCCGAGCACAAGCGGTGAAACGCCCGGGTAAGGGGCGCGGAGTGGTGGCACAGTGGCTCTCGGGAATGAGTATCAACGAGATCGCTGCTGCCCATTGGCCCGATCGGCGGGTGGTCGAGGCTATCCTGCGCCGGGCGCTGAAGAAGGCGCTGCAACCGCGACCGTGCCGGAATCCTGCGTGCCTGTCGGTATCGTTCGGGCGCGCGCTGCGGAGGAAGGCGAAGCATGACTAGCCTAATCTTCGTGGCTTTGCTTCTGGTCCTGGCTGGTAACTGTCTGGTTCTGTACTTGGCTTTGACCTTGAATCCGGAGGATCTAGCTGTGTGGAGACGATGGAGGGATCAAATCATGGACAGGTTGAAGTGAAGCCCTGGTTGACCATGCTGGCAATAGGCTTTGTCTCGGCCTTCCTTTGCTGGTTTGTTCTGTGGCTTGGTCCTGCGACTTCGGGACAAGGACGGAGGAAGCAAATGGACTTTGGAACCTGCGCTTGGTGTCGAACAAAGCGAAACGAAAAACTGGAATGTCCGAATTGCGGATGCGATCCCTACGAAGCAATGGTTGCCAATGAAACCTATGCGGCCGTTTTGGCTGAGACTAAGGCCAAATCATGACCTACGCTCTAGCCTTAGCCTTGATCCTCATAGCCCTGCATCTAGGCAACCGTATCTCCAAGCTTCGTGAAGTAGAACAGTTGAGACGCCATGCCGCACGAGAAGGAATCCGACAGGGGATGCACCTTGATCGCTGGAGCACGGGGGAGATGCCACTAACCGACCAACCGGTAGGTAAGTCTCTGCGCCTGATTAAAAAGGCTGAGGTAGTGGTTTTCCGAAAGGAGCGTATTGGATGAGCGAGGATTGGGCCTATAGGGTTTCTAAGCGATGGATCGATAACATGGTGATGGGGATGCGTAAGGCAGGAATGACTGTGGGTGATCCGAGCGAATACATGTATGAACTGAGTGCCAAGATGCTCCGCGAGGAACTGGCCAAGGTAACTGTTGAGCCTTCAGAGACGCGGGTGAACTAATGAGCGCAAGCGAGGTCTTTGGCCTGGGCGAGAGAGCAGTAGCCCGCAGAACCGACCCCGAAACGAGTCACGAAGCGGCAGAGAGTGTGAAGGACATCTCAGACCTACAACGCATGATTTGGGACTACTTCGAGCTATGGGGACCGCATACGGACGAAGCTATGTACGAGGCCATGAACTGTAAGGGCTGGGTGAGTCCATCGGGGTTTCGTAGCCGGCGGGCTGAACTGGTGGCTCTTGGAAAACTGGAGTTTAGCGGGGACTATGGCAGGACTAAGGCAGGGCGAATCTCAAGGATCTGGAGAGTAGTCAGGAAATGAACCGTTGCCCGAAGTGTGGGAGCTTTGAAATCTCCGGGCCGAAGTATCGCAAGGTGCAATGGGGAAGCACGGTCATGGAGGATGAGAGACTTTGGTATCGCTGCCTTCGGTGTGGCTATGAGGAATCACGGCCGACTCTGGACCATGTTGAGACTCCGAAGTGACACGTCAACGTCGTTGGCAGTTACGGAAGATAGCCGAGGGTAAGTGTTCGATTTGTGGGAACAAGCCTTTGGATACCGGGGATAGGTGTGAGGAGTGTGCGGACGTGGACCTGGTAAGAAGGGACGGCAGGAGAAAACCAAAGCCTCTTGACAAAGAGGTTTCGGATGCGTAACTTGTCTCCTGACGAACGAAAGCCGCCGCGAGGAGTTAACTCGGGCGGCTTGGCGTACCCGGCTGAATCGGGAACGCGGGCAAGACAAGCCCAATATAGTTCCCTATCCCGAGTCCGTCAAGCCTCAGCGGCAAGGGGAGGCGAACTATGGCGGTCAGTACGGGCGAGTCGAGTCATACTCGCCTTGAATCACAACATACGCGCCCACGGACCCAAAGGACGGTCGCGTTCCTGCCTCAAAGGTTCTTCTCGAAAGAGTTTCTACCTGGCTCCGGGCTGGTGGTTGATCCAGCGATGTACCCCATACGCCCAGGTCCACAGTCATACCGTCCAAAAAGAACCGCCACGAGGGCTATCCGGTACGCCGAAGAGGCCGAGGGCGGATAGCGTGGAAGGCCGATGACGTGGGAATGGGAGAGGTGTACGCTTGACATCTTACATAACACCGAATAGTGCTGGTCTGGAGAAAGTGGGATGACTGAGAAATTACAAGATCAACTGGCCCTCTTGGCTGCGAAACTAGGAACCACGGCCGAGAATCTGTTGCAACTCTATCGAAAGCAACTGCCCATCTGTGCCTTGGATGATCTCGTGGGGGTGCTTGTGGGGCTAGCTATTGCTTATGGTTGTTTCCGACTGATCAAGCATTGGCTTGCTGATGAGGACTTCATCAATGAATGGGGCCAATTCCCAGCCTGCTTGCCAAGTATCGGCATTGTCTTCGGACTGATGCTCGCTTGGATTGGTGCGTACTGGTTATTGACTCTCTTTCTCAATCCGGATTACTACGTCTGGAATATGATCTTGCGTCAGTTGAAATGACTAGCGATCAGCGTTACCAGTACGCCCGTGCAGTTTGGGGAGCACTGAAGGAACATAGTGTCGGAAGCCCCCGGTTAACCTTGGACCTGATGACTCCTGCGGAATGGTTCGTGGTTTCAACGTGGATGGATCGTGACATTCCGCTCCGGATCGTGCTCAGAGCTTTCGAGGACTGCAAGGGCAAAGGCCGAACGCTCTTGTATTGGGCTGGACCAGTTGAGCAGGCTTACAAGCATTGGTTGGAGGCCGTATCGTGAAACGAATACGATGGAAGACATTCACGGTACTTTTGCTTTTTGCTCTGGTTCTTCCTCGGGCTTGGGAGACATGGTGGGTGCTACCGGTAATGATGATAGTGGGCTTTTGTTTGCCCCCTCTTTTCCCGGAATTCGATGACTGAGGAGAACGGTAGACCTCGTAAGCCTACGCAGAACGAGCACGAGGACTGGATAAAAGTTTGTCGCGAGAACTTGCAGCATCCCAATGAAACGTTCAGGGCTTATCTAGAGCGACTGTTGAGAATTGTGGAAGGCCAGGAGAAGGGCAAATGACAACCATGGTACGGCTTGTTGATGCCGTCATATTCCCCGGCCACGCGAAAGACGGGCCGGAACGATTGGCGCGTGGGGGCTGGAAAAATTGGCGTGGCAAGTGGATTGAGATTGAATTGCCACCGGAGGAACCGAATCCAGATCGACGTATCTGCGGCACTAAGTTTGTCTGGAGGGTTACACGCAAGTCTCTTGAGGAAATGGGACTGACTTACTCCTATGGCTATGCTGTCTGTGAGCATCAAATCCAATGCGACTGAAGAAGCCTAAGAAGCCGAGTAAGTCCAAGCTCAAGCGTCAGGCTGACCGTTTGTTCTCGCTGATCATTCGAAGTCGGGGGGCCTGTCAGCGTTGCGGAACGGCCGATGGTCTCCAATGCGCTCACGTTTTCTCTAGGCGATATCTTGGGACACGGTGGGACGAGGGAAACGCGTTTTGTCTTTGCGCTGGCGATCATGTGTTCTACACCCATCGCCCGATTGAATGGGATGAGTGGTGCATCAACGAAATGGGACAGGAGACATGGAGCCGGCTGAGATGGGAAGCCTTGAAGGTGACGAAGCCTGACTATCCCATGTTGGTTGAGAGCCTGAGACAACGAGCGCATCAGTTGGGGATAGCAGCGTGAAACCCGTTGACTCTCCGGTGAGCAAAGCGGAAACTATGACGGGTTCAAAGTGGACGGGGGTGGCCCGGTGGTAAGCGATGGTCCGAGCAAGAACTGCTCTTGGGCTGAACTTGGCTGTCACGATGCCGCCCGTAGCCCTTACCCGAAGACGTGGATAGACCGCGCCATAGCTCTTGCATCTGAGTTTGAATCCATCCGTGAAGCCTGCGCCAGGTTTATGGCGGTAGATGAAGCCCCCATAGACATAATCAGCGCCTATCGGACTCAGGCACAGAACGCCAAGGTCGGAGGGGTGGGAGCGAGCCAACATCTCTTTGGCAGGGCTTTGGACTTGGGTCCGCCGGCAGGGATGCTAGTCGAGGACTTCGGGAAAATTTGCCTGGAGCAAGCGAACAAACGCGGAATCATTCGCGGAGTGGGGCTTTATCCTTCCGAGGGGCCGAGAGGCCACGTCCACATAGATTTGAGACCCGAAGTCACGTTGGCAACATGGCGCGGGTAAAATGGTGCCGTTGCGGTCATAGCGCGATCCGTCATTGTGCTGACCCCAAAGCCTGCATTGTTTGCCATGGCGCGAATTGTACCTGCAAGGCTTTTAGTCCCGATCTTACCGCGCCAGCGCGGCCCGCTGGTAATCTAGAGGTGCCAATAAAAACTGCGACAGACTGTTTGACTGCAAGCGCCCGGGAGGGCAGGACCGGACAGGGTTTCGCTCTCCCGGGAATTTTGCCCGATTGGCTGTTGTGATTCAAGGGGGTTGAGTGAGACGAGCGTTGGCTTTAGGAGTTTGGTTCCCATGGTCGATGGCGTTGATTCTGGTTTCTGGCCTCAAGTCCTGCGACAAACCTTCTCCGGAGGTCTGCAAGGCTTGTTTGGAGCATCCAGAGCTTCCTGGGTGTGCTGAGGTCATCAAGGCTTGCCAGACCCCTCCGACGACTACAACGACCACGACTAGGCCCCCGGACCCCATTCCAACCCCTACTCCGACGCCTACGCCCCTCCCGACACCAGTCCCGACTCCTACCCCTCGCCCGATCTGTACAGGGCCTCTCAACGCATCCTGGAGCGGTCCAGGGCCTACTACGCTGGCTATCGGACCCATGGTCAACCGGGTCATGAGCGATCTGACGGGTTGCTCGGAGGGTTCGGACTGCTTCCACGGCGAAGGCCCGGGAGAGCAAGGTGCTCAGAAATGGATGGCCCGGGTTAACGCTGAGTTGAGAAAGCGCGGCCTCTGTGCAACCCAGCATCAGGTTGGACTGACTGATGAGATAGCGGTGAATACCGCTTGTGACGGACCATTCGAGGGTTACCACGTGGCCAATTTCGGTTCCGGGAAAGTCGTATGGAGTCCCGGAGCCGCTAGACCTAGTTGGATTCCTACAAAGGGCGTATGCTCTATAGATTCCGGTCCTACCCCGACTCCCACGCCGACACCCACCCCAACGCCGGGGCCCACGCCTAGCCCCGGTCCTTCCTGTCCTGTGACTGTGGGAGGGGACTATTACGTTGATCTCCACATCGGAATGATTGGGCACAATCCCCAGCAGTACACAGCGACGGCGGCTTACTGCGGCATCCCGGTACGGAGCGATGTGTTTGCAAACTGCCGGACGAAATGCTGTACGTTGGGGGTCGATGGGGGTAATCAGAACGCCATCGTCTGTGAGCAAGTCCTCTCTGGTGTTCCTGAGTGGCAGGCTTCGCAGGGCCTAGATATCATCCCCGGCTTTGATGGAAACCCCTACAATTGCAAGGTGACCGGTGGGCATGGAACCTTGAAGGCTTGCGGAAAGTCGAATTGCTCCAACGTGGTAACGTTTCCCTAACCAGAGGGTCATGTGCCTAGTGATTCACAGCATGTGGCGACAGAAGCGGTGGAAGCCACTACGTCCGAAATGCTAACAACTTCGGATGCGAGTCCACGGCCTAGCTCAGTAGGTCGCGAGTGATGAGATCCTGCTCGTTGCTCGCCTCGCATTCTCCCCAACCTTCAAAACTCATGTTGGAGAATCTGGCCAAGGCTGAGAAGTTAGATCCCATGGAAAGACTGATGTATCTAGCAGCGATTGGGTTACTATTGGTGGCAGCGGTTAAACCGAAGGAGAGAGAATGAGACTTGCTTTTGTCGTTCTGGTCGCTGCGCTTCTGGCGGTTGCTTCACAGACCAAGACTCAGCCTGTGACTTTCGACCTAGACAGTCATTGTTCCGGCTGTGCTCACAACTGTTGCTGACATGGACAAGGTTTTGGACTTCATCCACAGTCACAAGGGCTGGGCCGCGGTGGCTCTCTTGTTCTTGGCCGGCGGATTCAAGGCAACAGGCCATGAGAACATCTCGGATTCCATCCTGGGGATTGGTACTCTGCTGAAGCTGGGGTTCCTTCCTGATGGTCCTAAGCCGAAGGTAGAAGCTCCGGATGCCTGAGACGGTGGAGATCCGTCGATTCAGCGACAGCGCACTTCAAGCGCAGATAGACAGAGTATTGGCCCAGGTCCCAGCTAACAAGCCTATTGCGGTTGTGGCTCATGCGGACCGCAGGGATGGCGAGACAAGCGCATCGCTTACGGCGATGATCAGACTTGGTGACGAATGGTCTATTCTCGCGGCGGCTTACAAACCATACAAGGGCAAGTTGGGCGCAGAGGCGGAACTGGTGTGGACGCCATAAGGCTTGTTGAACAACCGAGAGAACGCAAGCTCAGTACAGGGAACATAGCGCGACTCACGGATGGCTACATAGGAGACGTGAAACGGCTAATGCAGAGTATCAATCTGGTAAGGGGGCCCAAGACGGAGGAACATCCAGATTGGAAGCACATAGCCCCACGGTGGTTTCTGCTCCTGGTGATCATTTGCGGCGCTGGAGTCGTCGGAGCGTTGGTCTCAAGGCTTCAGATGTTCCGGGACGCTCAGATAGAGCATTTGAGTGCTTCGATAGCCGACGCTCCGACTAAATATCAAGCGAGACTCTCTGAGCGTGTAGCGGTGGTAGAGGCTCAGACCCAGCAGTTGACAGGATCGGTCAATGCACTGAGTACGAGGGTGGATTTACAGACCCAGGCTACTCATGAACTGACGTTACAGTTGAGACTCCTCACGGCGGAAATGAAAGCGAGGCGTTGATTGGCAAAGAAGAAGGGTAGTAAGAAAGCAACGAAGCCCAAGCCTAGACCGGCTGATGCTGAACCGGGAGGCGGACAAACCGGAGGCGGTGGTGGTGGAGGTCGCTAACACGCGGATAGATCGAGCGGCTTTGATTCTTGCTCTGGCGATAGCCTGCTCCCATCCCAAGCCCCTCCCTCCAACTCCTCACCGATGGCTCACCGACAATGTAGGCTTACTGAATCCAGAGACAGTCAAACGCCTGGACAAAGCATTGGAAGCCTATGAAAAGCGCAGCAAGCATCAGGTCTTCGTCTGGATCGGAGACTCAACAAAGGGCGAACCCTATCAGGACTTCACGTTTCGTGTCTTCAATGCCTGGGGAATAGGTAGAGAAAACTACGACGATGGAGTAGTCCTCTGGCTCTTTGCAAGGGATGACATGCGTTGGATCACGGTAGGTTACGGACTAGAGGCAGCGATTCCAGACCGTGAAGCCGTGAGAATCTGCCGTGAGGTCATGAGACCACACATCCAGAAGGGACGCTACGACGAAGCTGTAGATGCTGGAGTAGGTGCTATCATCAAGGCGATAGATCAGTGGGAGAAGCGGTGATTGGGAGAAACCGAGAAGATCATTGGTCTAGCCCTAGCCGTGATCAGTGCCTTGGTAGCTTTGGTTACATGGCTGATCAAACGCAAGAACGGCAACAGCGAAGCCTTGGACCTTCACAGGTTGAACGAGCACTATAAGATGGGCCATGCTCATGGAAACGCCATCCAAGCCCACGACTATTGAATCCTCGCTTTGGAAAAGGCTCAAGAGGACCAAGAGGACCGCTTGAGACTCTTGGAAGCACGGAGTAAGCGCTAATGCCTTGGAGCCGCAAGCAGGTAAAACTGGCCGAAGCCGTGAAACACGGTTTCAAGCCCACAGGTAAAGCCGCAGGATTCTCTAAGTCATTCGCAAATCAAGTGATAGCCGAAGGAACCAAAGGAGAGAACATGTCAGGTCTAATAGATCGAGGCAGTTACAAGAAGGGCGGCAAGGTCAAAGAAACCGGTAAAGCCTTGCTACACAAGGGCGAAGTAGTCCTCACAGCAAAACAAGCCAAGAAAGCTAAGAAAGCCGGCTTCGACTGGAACGCAGGCACGTAAGGGTGGAGACTTTCGAATCGAGACGGCCCAATGAACTGCCTGGGTTCAAAGGATGGTCAGTCCAATATCCGGAGATAGCCAATCTCCTTGTAGTCTATGATCTTAGGCTGCTTAGGCTGGAGATGAAGCTACAGGATCTCTCCATGCGAGTTGCTGCCTTGGAACTGCCGCGAAAGAATCCCGACTTAGACCAAGCGACAAAAAGTGCCAAGTGACGTTGCAATTCTGATATTGCGAATGTTGCAGAGTTACAACAATGCCCTTCGTAAAGGGTAAGAGTGGCAATCCCAAGGGAAGAACCAAGGGAACCAAAGCCAAGAAGACTCTTGCTAAGGAAGAAGCCCGGGAAATCCTGCGTCAACACGTCATGGCCGAAATGGGGCCTATGACTGAAGCTCAGATCAAGAACGCCAAGGGCATCAGTTACTTGGTCTACCGGGACAAGAAGGGCGGCAAGTTCGCCAAGGTCAAGGAATCTGAGGCTGAAGCCATCCTAGGCGACGATAACGTGATCGTAGAGGTTTGGGAGGAACGTCCCAGCGTCCAGGCTTACACAGACCTGATGAACAGAGCTTTGGACAAGCCCAAGGAACAGCCAGTAGAGGTTGACCTTACGGTGACGGGCCTAGATGAGCGTATCAGGGCGGCAAGGGCTCGTGCCAAACCTAACTAGGCTTAGATACGGCCGCTCAGTCCTTCGCGGGGCTTTGCAGTCGATTGCTCGTCATCTAGATCAGCCGGCTGGACCGAGTGTGCCCAAACGTGTTGCAATCTCGCGTAACCACCGACGCGGCAAAGGCGAATCGTGGTTTTGTCGTTGTGGGCGTGTGTTCAAGGTGGTTTATGAATCCGGCCGGGCGTTAGAGATCCAATGTCCTCTGTGCGGTGACGAGCGTGCTCGCGGCTAGCCAAACCGCCGAGGATGCTCTTGTAGAGGCCGCAGGAGCCTTCTACGCCGATCCACTAGGCTTCGTGCTCTACAGCTATCCCTGGTCAGAGTCAGGGCCTTTAAAGGACCATCCTGGACCGGATGACTGGCAACGGGAGTTCCTGACCGACCTAGGTAACGAGGTCAAGGCTCACGTAGGTAAGAAGGCTCCATTCATGCCCATTCGCCGTGCTATAGCGAGTGGTCACGGAATCGGGAAATCTACCCTGGTGGCGTGGCTGGTTGACTGGCTCATGGTTACGAGGCCCGAGACCCACGGAACGGTCACGGCCAACACCTTTGACCAGTTGGAAACGAAGACGTGGGCCAGCATCCAGAAGTGGACCAAACTGTGTATCTTCAGCCATTGGTTCGAGTGCAATACAGGTAAGCTCTACGCCAAGGGCCGCAAAGAGGACTGGTTCTGCCATCCAGCAAGCTCTAAGGAAGAGAACAGTGAAGCCTTCGCCGGCCAGCATTCTGAGCAAGGCTCTAGTGTCTACTTCTTCGACGAGGACTCAGCCATCCCCGATAAGATCCACGAGGTAGCCGAGGGAGGACTCACAGACGGTGAGCCAATGATCTTTCTCTTTGGCAACCCCACCCGTAACTCTGGACACTTCCACCAAGCCTGTTTCGGCTCCGGACGTGATCTATGGCATCCGAGATCCATTGACTCAAGATCTAGTAGGTTCACGAACAAAGCACTGATTCAGGAGTGGATAGATACCTATGGCGAAGACAGCGACTTCGTTCGCGTCCGTGTTAGGGGTCTCCCTCCAAGAGCCTCAGAACTTCAGTTCATTGATCAAGAAAGGGTCTGGCAGGCACAGAAGCGAGCCTTGCCTACCGTCTTTGGAGATGAGTCCCTCATTGCCGGCGTTGACGTTAGCGACGGAGGCTCTGCCTGGAACGTGGTCCGGTTTCGCAGAGGCCATGACGCGCGGTCGATATCTCCTATCAGGGTACCGGGGGAAAAGGTAAGAGGGGACCGCGGACCGTTCCTGGGGAAATTGGTTGAGGTCTTGAACGAGGAGCACGACGGGCACAAAGTAGCGGTGATGTTCATAGACTCAGCCTTCGGTGCTCCGTATGTCGAGAGACTCCATGTCATGGGCTACAAGAACGTGCAGGAAGTTAGGTTTGGATCTGAAAGCCTAGACGTTCATCAGGCCAACCTCAGAGCGTACATGTGGGCCAAGATGAAGGAGTGGTTGAGTCACGGAGCCATTGATCCCAAGGACCAGAAACTAGAGACTGATTTGACTGCTCCGGGTTACCATATCAACAAGCAGGACAAGTTAGTGATCGAGAGCAAAGAGGACATGATGAAGCGAGGAGCAGCAAGCCCGGACGATGGAGATGCGCTGGCGCTAACGTTTGCTGCTCCAGTGGGACCGAGTGTGGTGAAGAAACAGTCTATGCCTATGCCTGCCGAATGGCAATGGAGTTAGGTCTTGTCCCCGCTAAGCATCCTAGCGGCCGGCGCTCTCAGCGTCGGGGCTTCTCTGACCGGCCTAGCGTCCGGGTGGATTGCAACGCAGATGGGGCCCGAGCCAGTGTGGAGGGTCAACCTTTGAGTCTAGTCAACTCAATGCTCCACAGGCGCAATCGTTGCCGGAGAGGTGGGCTTCCGGCTTTACATGGCTGGTACACTTGGAATGTGAATCATGAGCAAGATTGACGAAGTAGGTAGCTTCGGAGCGCCTCTTTCCTACCGTGTCTCAGGTTTGGATACCCTGAGAATCAAGGCATTCAACTCCTGGCCTCAGGCTGAGCAGGTTGTAACGACTGATCCGTTACGGTCTGTTGCTGGTCCGGAGAACTTCCAGTTCAAACTCGTTGTGAAGTTTGTGCGTCTCTCTGATCCTACCGTGATAATCACGTGTACCAAGATCGGGACGATGGACAACGACCGAGCGCTGAATGGAGTTGCGTCGGGTGGGATCATTGCGCTTCCGTTCGGTGTTGCAGCGAACAAACAGCGACAGGTTACGGACGCCAACTGTACGTTCAACAGCAAGAGTATCACGGCCTTTTCTGTGGCCAACCCTACCCAGGTAACCACTGGAACACCGCACACGCTGACTACTGGCGACCTAGTTTTGATCTCTGGCTCTACCAGCACTCCGAATGCTGACGGACTGTGGTACGTCCAGAACGCATCGGGGTCTACATTCAACATTGCTTTGAACGTAAGCGGAACTGGTACTGGTACAGTAGTTACATCGAGGACGCTGACGAGCGCTACTGCGGCCTTTACTGTTGGAGACGTAGGCAAGAACATTACCTTGAGCGTCGGTGGCTCAACAGCCAACCAAGATGGTACGTGGGGCACTGGTCAGCCGTGGGCGGGAACGACTCCTACATCTCCTGCTCAGGGGCCGAAGTTCCCTGTAAGGGCTCCCAATGTTACCTATGATGGAGTGATCATAGGTTTCACCAACTCCACCACGGTTACGGTCAAGCCTTCGCTGGTAGTGAATCCCAACGGTACGGGAGTCCTGAAGATCGACCCTATTATGCTAGGGGATCAAGACGGATTAGAGCTTGGAGACGGCTGGGTAGTTGGGGTCGATATCAACTATTGGCAAGGGACTCCGAAGCCCGGTCAGAGCATGTTTGAATGCGAGATCAATCGTGGTGTCTTCAACATGCACGAAGGGATCTCGCTCATTCCCAAGAGCTATTTGGAGACTTCGGGGCATTTGTCCTGGCCTTATGGTAGGCCCGGACCGACCAATTCAGTCAGTGGACACGGTTGGACGAGATCCGTAGCGGTAGCGCAGCCAACCGTCGGAACCAACTTCACGGTAACGGTTCCGACGAATGCTCACTGGCGGATCATGTCGGTGAGTTTTGCAATAGTAGCGGATGCCAACGTAGCCAACCGGATCTTGTCCTTGATCGTGGACGACGGAACCAATGTTCTGTGGAACGCGGTCGCTGGAACGGCTCAGACTGCCAGTCAGACGACTGTGTATGCTGTTGGCCCTGGAGCGAGTCCTAGGGCCTTTGCTCCCGCTACTGGCTCACTGAGGCAGTACATAGAGCTTCCGATTGGGCTCGAGGTCTTGGAGGGATTCCGCATTCGTAGCGGTGTAACCAACATTCAGGTCGGTGATCAGATCAGCGGTATCGTTCTTGGCGTTGAGGAATGGATCGAGGAATGATCTTAGCCCTCGTTCTTCAGACTGCGCTCTGTGCTGGAAGGGTGACGGATAAGGCTCCGCATCCCATGCAGTCCCTTCCGAAGCCTGCTTACGGTCAGACCTATGTTGATCCGGCATTTGGAACGAAGATCACACGGGTTACAGACCGTTGGGATGGTAGCGACATCTTCAAGCCGATGTACTCCACGATGCCGGCTTGGAATGCTGACGAGACGCTCTTGCTTCTTTGGAGCCGCCAGTTAGGTCATGTTCTGTTCTATGGTCAGCCGACCTACTGGCCGCTTGCCTTCCTGAATCCCTTTCATCCTACGGACATCGAACAAGTCCTATGGGATCCAAGCGACCCTAACGTGCTCTGGTACCCAAGCAACTTCAGTTTCGGGCTCGAGGGTGCGATCCACGTCCTGATGAAGCAGACCATCAAGCCATGGGAGACGAAGGGCTATCACGACTTTCGGACTCCTCCGACAAACTGTCCGGTAACTTGGTCGGACTTGCTGAAGCTCGGTTCAGATCCTCAATGGATGGGGTACGACCGGAAGATCATTGGTCTTCAGTGCGGGGATCGGAAGTTTCTCTACTCGATCACCGAGGACAAGGTGCTAGTGGTAGGAAACGAAGCCACTCCCAATGCTCCGATAGTCGGACCTTCTGAGACCAGAGTATTCCTTGACGGTCATGTTCTAGATATGGGCCTCCGAGACCTTGGAGCCCTCCAGATGGCCAATCCCGGCGAGCACGCAAGCATGGGGCGGGATGCTCAAGGTCATGACCGCTGGAACGCGGTTGCCTTCGATGGTTCTCCTACCGGCACTCTTGTCTCCTGGGATCTGGTCACAAAGGCTCTGCGGGTCATTGTGGGGCCTTCAACGGGTTGGCCGGACCCCAAGAGCGGTACGCACCTCTCCGCTATCGCCACAAAGGCTCCTGGGTGGGTTGTGGTGGGTTCTGTGGGTGCCCATACAGGCCAAACGGTCTTGGATAACGAGATTATCCTAGCGAATGTGGACTCCGGAGAAGTCTGTCGGCTAGCTCACGCCAGAACCAAGGCCGGGACGGACTGTGGTCCTAAGCACGATCAGTGTCCTTGGGGATATTGGGGTGAGATTCATCCGGTGATCTCTCCGAGCGGTAAGCAGATCGCCTTCGGTTCGGACTGGATGGGATCGGATTCGGTAGATACTTACGTCGTGGATCTGAGGAGATAGGAATGGCCGGAACGCTCAAGAGACTCGCGGGTCCGTTGGCGTTGACTACTACTCTTACCAGCAACATCTTCAACCAAGCCTCTGCTCTTATAGTCTCCGAGATCAACCATATCCATGTGGTCAACAAGACTGGAGCGGCAGCTACGTTTTCGCTGTGGCTTGGAGCTACTGGAGCCAATGCTGCGGGTACTGAGGTATGGTCTGCTCAGAGCGTAGGGGCCAATACGGTCTATGACTGGTACGGACGATTGTTCATGGCTTCTACTGACTTCCTGGTGGGTGGAGCTTCGGCCAACACGACGTTGACGATTACGATAGAAGGGCAACAGAACGCAGCATAGGGGGATGTATGACCAAGAGAAAGTCTGACCAAGGCGAATCGGACGAACCCGAGGAAGCAGAGCGGGAATACTACTGCCCTCATTGCGACAAGAGATGGGTTGGGACATCTGGCGATTGTCCGGATTGCTCTAAGGAGTAAGCATGGCTGAGGAACGTTCAGGCGGTGGCGATCAACCAGCAACGAGGCTGTTCACGATTACCCCCGCTGACAATACGGAGCTACAGGCGGAAACGAGAGCGATCTGGGTCGGTGGGGCTGGGAACATCAATGTGTGGGCTATCGGTGACGGATTCCCGACGCTGATCTCTGCCGTTCCTGCCGGTACGACTCTGGCCATCAGAGCAAGGCAGGTGTTCTCGACCAGCACAACCGCTACGTTGCTCGTGGGTATGTATTAGTGTTCTTTCCACGGTTTGCATTGGCTCTTGGGGCTAGCAACAGAGGTTCGGGAGTGAGTAACGGACTCGTTTCGTACTGGAAGATGGACGAAGCCTCTAGCGGTGCTGGTGCTGTACCTAGATTGGATTCCGCGCCGGCAGGTAACACGCTCACGGACAACAACACGACTCCGAATGGAACTGGCAAGATCGGAAACTGTCTTGCTCCAGTTGCTACGAACCTGGAGTTTCTGAGCAGGGCAAGTAACTCCAGCCTTCAGGCGGGAGACATAGACTTCACGTGGACTGGATGGATTCAGATCAGCGATGAAACGGTCACTAGGATGGTGTTCGGCAAGAATGCAAATGGAGTAAATGGGCCCTATAGACTCAACACCACCGGGATCACCTTCGACAAGCTCGTCTTCAGCGTGTTCGATGGTAGTAGCCTAGGGTCGGTGACCGCGAACACATTCGGTGCCTTGTCGTTGAATACGTGGTACTTTTTCATGTGCAAGCATGATTCGGTAGCGAATCTCATCAGCATCTCAGTCAATGCAGGAACGGCGGACACTCAAGCCTGGACGACTGGAACCAACGTGGAGACGGGCGGATTTGCGATTGGACAAGCCGGAGAGACTCCAGGAGCCAATTGGTCTGGGCTCATTGACGAAGTGGGCTTCTGGAAGCGGGCTTTGAGTCAAAGCGAGATCGCATTCCTCTATAACGGTGGTACTGGTAGAACCTATCCCTTCTAATGGCTTATGAAGGCAAGAACGGCAAGGAAGGACTTCTCAAGGAGGCCATTCGCTGCTTCCGTCTAGTGACTCAGGCTGAAGCAGAGCAGAGGAAGCGCGAAAAGGAAGACCTACGTTTTCAGGTTCCCGAGTTCCAGTGGGACGATGCTGCGCTTCAAGCCCGTAGGGGAGGTACACAGGAATCTCTCAGCACTCCTCCGCGACCCATTCTTTCCGTGTCGCTGGTTCAGCAGCCGATGCAGCTTGTACAGAACCAAGCCGCGGCAGCCGACTTGGGAGTCAACATCCATCCAGTCAGTGAACTGGCGGATGAGGAACTAGCCGAGATCAAACAGGGGCTCTACAGGCGCATTGAGAGAGACTCTAACGCCGAACAGGTGAGACTGTGGGCATTTGATCGTGCCAAACAGTGCGGAAGGGGTTGGTACAGGGTTATCACTCAATGGGACGACGAAGGAGACGATCCTTCAGACCAGGAAATCGTCATAAAGCGCATTCTGCATCAAGACTGTGTCTACATGGACCCTGCGGCTCAAGAACCTGATTTCTCGGATGCCGAATGGGCCTTTGTTACGTCCTGGGTTCCACGTGAAACATTCAAGAGACTGTACCCCAAGGCAAAGCTTTCTGAGGCTACCAGCGATCTGGAATTCAGCGAGTACCTCAAGGACACTCCCGAATGGGTTGATGGAACTGGAGAGGAGACTGCTTACCTCGTTGCCGAATACTTTTACAAAGACCACGAGTATGAGGAGATCAAGTACGGAGACAAGCAGACTCGGAAGAAGGATAAGGTTTCGGTCAAGTGGTGCAAACTTAATGCGGCTGAGGTCTTGGAGGAAGGTGATTGGAACGGCAAGCACATTCCCCTGATTCCGGTCATTGGTAGAGAGCTTCAGCCGTTCGATTCAGAGCGCCGTTTTGAAGGGATGATTAGGCCGGCAAGAGATGGTCAGAGGGCCTACAACTTCTCAATCTCTACGTTCATCGAGCGGATGGCTCTTGAGCCCAAGATTCCGTGGGTAGGTCCGGAAGGCTTCATGGAAGGCCACGAAGCCGAATGGCAGCAGAGCAACGTCAGGAACCTCGTTGCCCTCCAGTACAAGGCGACGACGATTCAAGGGACACAGACCGCCGCTCCTCCTCCGCAAAGGGCTCAACTGGACTCAACCGGAATGAGCCTTGCGATGATGGGGATGCAGGAGTCGAGGGGACTTGTCCAGTCCGCTACGGCGATGTTCGATCCGTCCCTTGGAGAGACTCCCAAGCGCGGTCAGTCCGGTAGATCAGTCATCGCTCAACAGCAGCAAGCAGACGCTGGAACGAGTAACTATCTCCAGAACCTAGCGAATATCTCCATGCCCTACGAGGCCAAGGTGGTCCTGGATCTCATCCCGGCAATCTATGACCGTCCGGGAAGAGTGACGGAGATCCTTGGAGGGGAGGACGAAAAGAGCAAGAAGGTCATGCTCAATGCTCCGTTCATTCCTGATGAAACAGGTCATCCACAGCCGGCACCGGAGAGCAATCCGAGAGCCAAGGTCTATGATCTGAGCAAGGGGAAGTATTCCATCTCGGTGAGTATCGGCAAGTCGTATCAGACGAGACTTCAGCAAGGACAAGAGTCCATGGGGGAACTGATGCAGCATCTTCCTCCGGAGGCTCAGGCTCTCTTGCTCCCGGTGTACATGAAGTTCCTGGATTCTCCGGGGTCGAAGGAAGCCGCCGAGATCATGACGAAGTACCGTGATCAGCACTTCCCCGGGCTGACTGACGATGAGGGACAGGCTCCGACTCCGCAGCAGCTACAGAGCCAGATTCAGGCCATGCAGAAGCAGGGTCAGGAGCAGGCTCAGCAGCTTCAAATGGCGGTGGAGCAGATCAAGACCGATCAGGCCAAGCAACAAGCCATGATTGCCAAGGCTCAGATCGACGCTCAAACGCAGATCCAACTCGCCAAGATGGACAATGCGGCCAAGATCGCGGTGGCTCAGATCAATGCTCAAGCCAAGGTAGGAATGGCGGCTACGGAGGACGAGAACGAAGCTTTGGCTACTGGTCTTCAGCACGCCCACGAGGCAGAACAGGCCGAACAGGACCGAGCCCACGAAGCAGCAATGGCCGCACAGACGGCACAGATGCCCGAACTAGGGCAGCCACAGCCGAGTGAGCCCGTATGAGTCTGATTCAGTTCGACCATAAGACCGAAAGGCGCAGCCTCCAGCACCGATACAAGGAACTGGACACTGAGGTCCGGAAGATTGCCGAAGCAGCCTATGGGAACGAGGAAGCGACTAGAGCGAGAGTGACGGTCATAGAGCAGGTTCTTGGTAGACCGTTCCTTTCAAGGCTCCGTTGGCTGTTTACTGGTAAGTTCTGAGTTGGTCTGAATGGATGGCTACGTGTGAGGTCTGTAAGCGTTTGGACGATGATTTGCCCCCCCGTCCGGTGAAGTTCTGTAGACTCTGCCGGTCCTACATCTGTGAGGCTGATTTCTACTCGGTTCGGCGTCTCAGAGCGGCTTTCAGGGATTTGATTGACTTGTGAGGCATAATAAAAGGCAATGAGTGACACGAGTACAGTTCTCGCGGGAGGACTTGAAATCAGCAGTAACCATGAACAAGCGGCGGACATGGTTTCTGTTCTATCCAGGCCCAAGGAATCGGCAGAGCCCAGGATTCTGATCGAAAAGGGCAAGGAAGTAGATTCAGAACGCGAGGAGGAAATCAAGGTTTCCGAAGCTGCGGCTGCGCTTGGAAAGAAGGGGGGCAAGGCCGCAGCCGAGAAGAAGGCTGAGCAGAAGACTCAGGGCTTGGTAGACGAGCATCCCCAGGAGGAAACCGAGACTGAGGAAAAGCCGGAGAAAGAGGAGTCTCCCGAGGAAAAGGATGCTGAGGCCAAGAAAGAGGCTCTGGGTAAGCCTCGCCACGATCCTAAAGCGCGGATGCTCGAAGCTACCCGCAAGGAAGCCGAGGCCAAGCGGGATAGGGATCGAATCAAAGCCGAGAAGGACGCCCTCCAGGCTAAGCACGATGCCCTCCAGCGTGAACTAGAAGCCGCCCGGGCACCCAAGGAGCCACAGAAGCCCGCTGAGGCTCCCACGAAGCCCGTACGGGCCTCCTATCAGTCTGACGAAGACTACATAGAAGCCATTGCGGCCCATAAGGCTGAGGAAAAGGTCAAGGAATACGAAGCCAAGCGTGAGACCGAAAGACAGATCAAGGAATACACTGGTACCCTTGATGCAATCCTCGGCAAGAACGCCAAGATTGAGAAGGAATATGCCAAGACCGATCCCGAGTATCTGAGCAAGGTCTCAGATGAGGTCAAGGCCATTGCTCTCAAGCCTTCGTTCGCTCTCGATCTGCACGAAATAGGCAACAATGACAATGTGATCGCAGACGAGTTATTCATGGCGGACAAGATGGCACCAGCCATCAAATTACATTTCTCTGAAAATCCAGAGGACTTGGAGCGGATTCGTAATCTCCAGTCCTTTCAGGAAGTTCAGGTAGAGATGCGTTTGCTCGCACGTACCCTCAATGGGGCTGCCTCCACGGTTACCGTCCCAAAGGGGAGTAGTAAGGCGAAGCCACCTGTTCAACCCGTGACAGGTTCGCCGGTTGCCTCTGAGCCCGATATCTTCGGTGATATCGACTTCGATACCTTTGCACAGCGAAGGTTGAAGAAAAAGGCTTAGAGCTAACTAGAAGGTTCCTCGATGGCCAATACACTGGTCACGCCTACTTGGGTTACCAATGAGACCGCGCTGCGGTTCATGAACTCAGTCAAGGGCGTGGCTAACTTCAACCGTACCTACGACGATTCTTTCCGTCAGTCAGGCGCAAAAGTAGGCGCAACCATTCAGGTTCGTCTGCCTCAGCGCGCCCAGGTTCGCAGGGGTCAGGCATGGGCTCCTGCGGCGCTACTGGATCAGACCGTCCCGGTTACTCTGTCCTATCAGAGTGGTTGGGACTTCGAGTGGTCTTCGGCTCAGGGGACCACTGACGTGGATCGGGTCCGAGAGCGTTATGTGAATCCTGCCGCCGATGCCATTGCATCGGATGCGGACGCACAGGGCATGCAGGACGTTTACACCGCAGTCTGGAACGCGGTGGGTACACCCGGAACGACTCCTTCGACCACGCTGCTCTACCTCCAGGGTGTCACGAAGATCCTGGATGGAGCCAACTCGGATGCTCTGTGCGCCGTTCTGGATACCCTGGCGATGTCTACTATCGCCAATACCTCCTCGACGCTGTTCAATCCTTCCGCAACCATCTCGGAAAACTATCGTAGAGGCCAGTTCGGTCGGGACCAGCTTGGGATTTCTGAGTGGTACTACGACCAGAACGTACCGACTCATACAACGGGTACGTTCACTGCTTCTACTCCCCTGACCAACGGTGCGGGTCAGAGTGGTTCAACGCTGATTACGGACGGTTGGGCGGCTGGTGCCAGTTCACTGAAGAAGGGCGATACGTTCACCATCGCCAACGTCTTCGGAGTGAACGGGCTCTCTTACGTCTCTACTGGAAGGCTTCAGCAGTTCGTGGTTACGGCGGATATCAGTGATACCGCTGGTGCCATGACCATCGCTATTTCCCCCTCGATCATTGCTACCGGTCCTCTCCAGACAGTCAATGCGCTTCCGGCGGACAACGCAGCTATTACGGTGTGGTCTGCGAACCCTGCCGGCGGAACACTGGCTACCACAGCGAGCAAGCAGTCACTCATTTTCAACGAGAACTTCGCAGCGTTCGTGATGGCGGATCTTGTTGACCCGGTGGGTGGCGCAAAGGCTACGTTCGCCCGGTCTCGGGATTGGGGTATCTCGATCCGTTTCGTTCAACAGTACCTCATTGGATCGGATCAGAATGGCAGTCGCCTTGACTGTCTGTTCGGAGCCGCTCCACTTCAGCCCCGGCTTGCTTGCCGAGTGGTCGGGTAAGGAGTAACCAATGGCACTCACTACCACAACCACTACTGCCGCAATCGCACTCAACGACAAGGTGATTTCGGTCACTTCCGCTACCGGGTTCGCCGCTGGTTCCCTGGTACTGGTCGATGTCGAACTCATGCAGGTCACCAAGGAGTATGTCTCCGGCCTTCAGATTCCTGTTCTGAGGGGTCAGGATGGTACGCAGCAGATCGCACACGTTGTCGGCACCAACGCAACCGTTGGAACGGGGACGGATTTTGCTACTCCCATCCCCGGAGGTATCGCACCGATCACCTATCCCCAGCAGAGGGGACGTGACGTGCGGTACTACGCTGCCGCTGGGGCGATCACCAACCCCGTCGGTGGGCGTGACATGCTGGCGATCATCATCGGTGCCGCAAAGGCAATGACACTCACCAGTCCTACCAAGGACATGGACGGGTCGGTCTTGACCATCGGTGGAGGTACGGCAGCAGCTCATACGGTGACTTACACCACAACCGGATTCGGCGGAGTCGGTGCGACTGCCGACGTGATGACGTTCAGTGCGACTCAGGCTCAGGCTTTCCAGTGCATCGCAATCAACGGTGTCTGGAACCTCCTGGGGCCGCTGGCGACAGCAACAGCATCCGTTTCCGGTCCGTCTCTCGCGTAAGGTTCTTACGGTTGGGGGGCTTCGGCCCCCCGCCTATCTTTAGAGGTGTGAATGTCTACAATCCTGATCAATCCAGGGTCCGTCAGTGCTATCGAGGAAGCCAAGCACGAACAGCACCAGACTCTCAAAACGCTTGGAGGTCTGAAGCCCGGGAATCCCTACGTCTATCGACCCTATCCGGCCATGCTTTACAAAGCTGATCATCTTCCGGGGAGTGGTAAGTGGGCTACGGCGATGGCTCCTCCGAGGAATTTCGGCTTCCAGTCTTCGGACGATTGGGACAGAGCGTGTCAGGAAGCGGCTCAGTTTACGAAGAATTGTCAGTTGATCGTGAACGATGCGACGGCGCACAAGAAGGCTCGCGAGGAAGGCTGGAGGGACACTCCCGACGAGGCGATGGAGTTCCGCGCCAAGCTTGACAAGATAATTGGCGATGCGGCTGCGGAGCGGAATTGGGAAGATCGGAGAATGACTGATAAGGCCAAGGCTGAGTCGGATCAGATCCAGGCCGATACCTTCGGTCATATGCCGGAAATCCCTGCTCAGCCTATCAAGCGTCGCGGTGGAAGACCGAAGGGCAGCAAGAACAAGCCCAAGGACGACGCAGCCGCATGACGGTCAACGATATCGTTACGAAGGCGCTTCAAAGGCTCGGAGTTCTAGCCGAGGGGGAGGTGCCTTCATTCGATATGTCCAATGACGGGCTGATCGCTCTCAATTCCCTGATGGATCAGTGGGCCGCAGAGAGACTCCAAATCTTCACGGTGACTCGTACAACCTGGACCATCTCCGGAAGTATTCCGTACACCGTTGGAACCGGAGGAACGATCAACATTGCTAGACCGGTCTACATAGATCACGTCAACTTCATCGACACCGTTCCTAATCCGGACATCGAATATCCGATGCAGCCGCTCACGGATGACGCCTTCGCGGCAGTCACGATCAAGGGCCTTACGAGTACCCTCCCGGTTTACTGGTACTACAACCCGACCTATCCGCTGGGGACGCTGACTCTCTATCCCATTCCTACTCAGAGCGGACTTCAGGGAGTCATCTATGCTCCTACGGCGGTAACGGAGTTCGCGGCGCTGACGACTACGGTCAGCCTCCCTCCGGGTTACCGTAGGATGCTCATCAACAACCTTGCGATTGAACTGTCTTCGGACTACGAAAAGCCAGTACCTCCGGGAGTAGCCAGAGCAGCGGCGGATAGTCTCGCAACAGTTAAGCGGGCCAACATCCGGCCCCTAGACCTTAGCTTCGAGCCTGCATCTCTAGTGAGCATCAGTTATCCCAATTGGTCAATCCGGACCGGTCCATAAATGGGCGTTGCTGAGTGGCCCGGATTCTGCGGCGGGAGTTATCAGAACTTTAATCCTCTTGCGGATGATGAGAGATCGGTAAACTGGTTCCCAGAGAACATCCAAACCAACGCGGTCAACAAGATGGTCATGCATCCCACTCCTGGGGTGGAGGTCATTGGAAGCACCGCAACTGCGATAGGTCCCGGAACGAACCAGACTCCCGGCAAGGCTCATCTAGTCCAAAGCGGTAGGGAGTTCGCGGTAATTGGAACGGGGTTCTACGAGATCAACTCCAGCGGAGCACCGACCTTCATAGACACGGTAGCCATTGACGGGAACCCCGCAACACTGAGCAGCAACGGTGAGGCTGGCGGTCAAATCATGATCACCAGCGGTGGAAACGTCGCTATCTACAACTTCCATAGCGGTGCTTTCACCAACATCCCTGCCCTCAACGGACTAGCCACGATGGGGGATTCTCTGGATGGTTACTTCATCATCTTGGATGCTGACACTTCCACGTGGTACTTCTCAGCACTAAATGATGGACTGACATGGGTTCCCGGAACCAATTTCGTCAAGAGGAGCCTGTCTTCCGACCCGTGGATATCACTCAAGGTGGTCAATCGGTACATTTGGCTCTTGGGTCAACTCACTTCCGAGGTCTGGTGGAACTCGGGTGGATTCCCTCGCCCGTTCGATCCCTATGTGACTTCGGTCATGCCCTACGGATGTGTGGCTTCGTTCTCTGCCTCAGTTGGGAATGGGGTCATCTCCTGGCTAGGAGCCTCTAGATCCGGAGTGGGACAGGTTCTCCAGTCTACCGGATTCTCTCCGACAGTGGTTTCCACCTATGCCCTCTCCAACGTTCTTAACGGTTACTCCAAGCTCTCTGATGCCATCGGTGACACCTATACCTCCCGGGGTCATACGTTTTACCTGCTCAGCTTCCCGGAACAGGACACCACGATTTGTTACGACTTCAACACTCAACTATGGCACGACCGGGGGACTTGGATTCCAGAAGACAACGAGTATATTTCCTGGCGTCCGAGGTTCCATGCATTCGCCTACGGACAGCATCGAATGCTCGATTCTCAGACAGGCAAGATTTACCACATGGATGAGTCATTCACTACGGACGTGGACGATAGAGTCATCCGCAGACTGAGACAACCCCCCCCGCTCTATAATGCCAATGAGAGAATCTATGTCTCGGCTTTCGAGTTGGATATGGAAGTGGGTCTCGGGAACACGGTAGATCCTGCCTCAGACCCTCAAGTCATGATGCGAATTAGCAACGACGGAGGGAAGACGTTCGGGACTGAGCATATGAGGAGTGGAGGGAAGATCGGGGAGTACGAGACGCGGGTAATGTGGAATCGTTGTGGACAAGGCCGTAGGAGGGTCTTTGAGGTCTCTGTGAGTGATCCGGTACCTTGGAAACTTCTCGGAGCGCACATTACCACTCCATGAATCCTCTTCCCGCCCCAGAACCCGATAAGCTGACCCAGAAGGAGTACGTCACTGATCCATGGGCGAGGTTCTTCAACACTCAGAGTGAACAGTTGAGCCGAGTGGCTACTAGGCTCGTTCCACCAATTGCGAAGACGACGCAGAACGCATCCATTGCATCGACGGCGATTGCTCCCAATCTTTCCGCGGCTGGTCTCTACTGGCTGACCTATTACGCCAGGATTACAAAAGTTGGGGCGGTCTCCAGTAGCCTCACGGTTACTCTCAACTGGACCGATCACGGAGTGGCGCAGACGTTTTCAGGGGCTGCGATCACCGGTAATACGGTGACTTCCTGGCAGAGCGAGACGAAGCTGGTCTACATAGATGCATCAACGGCTTTGACCTACTCGACTACGTATGCCTCGAATGCTGCGAACGAAGCGGAGTACGAGTTGTATATTGCAATCCTGAGCGTGGCGATATGAGACGGGCCACGATTGAAGACCTGGATGCTCTCCTGGGAATGGCGCGTCGGTTTGCCGTTGAGACTGAGTACCGGGACGTGCTCGATATCAAGGCTGAGAACGTTGAAGCTTCTATCAAGAGTCTGATGGCGAATCCCGACAGCGTGTGTTTTATCTCCGGAAACGGGACGCCTACTGGTATGATTGCCATGCTGGCCTATGACCATCCATTCTCGGGAGAACGCACGGCCTTTGAAATCGTCTGGTGGGTCAATCCGGAAGCAAGGGGAGATGGAATCAAACTCTTGAAAGCCGTTGAAGGTTGGGCCAAAGAGCAAGGGATTCATAAGATCCAGATGGTTGCGCCCAATGAGAGAGTTGGGACGTTGTATCAAAGGCTTGGATACAAGCCAGTGGAAGTCTCTTACCAGAGGAGTCTCTAATGGCGGTAGCGACTGGTACAGCAGCACTCATTGCTGGCGGAATCGCTGGGGCTAGTAGTCTCTTTGGGTCACACAAGGCCGCCCAGACTCAGGGGAAAGCGTCCGATGCTGCCATTGCTCTGGCTCGCGAACAAGAAGTTGAGCGTAAGAGAGAATGGGAAAAGCAGCAGGAAGCCGCTGCCTATCAATGGAAGGTTCAGCAAGCCAATCTGAAGCCATATAGACTAGCCAGGGCAGCGGTTCTTGGAAAGTATGGCATTGACACCAATGTGGAGGACATTCCGATGCCCCCCGGGTTTGGAATGCCGGGTGGTATGCCTGCCCCGGTAATGGACCCTAGACGCCAGATGGGAGGAGGAAGCGGCGGATATGGTGCTCTTGGGTTGGGCCTTGGGGTTGGAGCGGGAGCACTCCAAGCATATCTCTCCAGTCGCAACCCGAATACCTTCGGTCCCGGGGTCGGTGGGAGCGGTGGAATTGGCCTTGGTGAAGGCGGGCCGGGCTATGCCATGTCTCCCATGACGCCTTATGATGGACCGGAGATGGCTGGTCCTCCTACGAGTCAGATTCAAGGCGGTCCGGTTGATCTATCGAACCTCTACAATTGGGCCGACTGGCAGCAGGCCATCGGCGGATCGGCGGGTGGCTAATGGCTCCCCCTTACGATTATCCCAACCAGACACCTCCACAGGGACAGCAAGACCCCTTCCTTGACTGGTACCACAACACCATTCAAGCCAATCCAAACCGCTTCGATCCCGCCCACTTCTCGGAGGGACAGGCTAGAGCATGGTTCCCGTTGTGGGATGCCAATACGAACGCCTTCCGAAGCTCCAAGACGATGTATGGCAAGCCCATCGAAGGTAATCAGTTCGAGCACCCCGACGAATGTCCTCCCGGCACTCAAGCCTTTGGCCAGAACGAATGCAGACCGGTGGGAGAGATTCCCGGCCAAGGTGGTGGTGGGTTCGGTGGAGGCGGGTTTTTTAGCGGTGGTTACCGTCCTCCCTATGCTGCCAACTACAACTTCCCCGACCTTCCCAAATTCCAGATGCCTACCGCGGAAGGGATGCTCAGTGACCCCGGATATAAGTTCCGTCTCAAACAGGGCCTAGGTGCTCTGGAGTCTTCTGCAGCCGCGAAGGGAGTCTTGAATACCGGAGGGACGCTTCAGGACATCAACAAGTTCGGCCAGGACTATGCGTCTAACGAGTTTGGAAACATCTGGCAGAGAGCGAAGGACCAGTATGCTCCCTATCTGGCTCAGTATCAGAACCAATTCGGCCAAACTGCGGAGGAAAGACGGAGGGCTTGGGAAAACTATCAGTTCGGCGTCAATCAGGATTTCCTCCGTCAGCAGATGATTCTCAATAGTCGGCCTCCGGATTACTGATGAAGCCTCCGAAGGTTCCATGCACCGGTTGCTCTACTTGCGGGAATGTAGATTCCAATCGTCTCTATGCGCGAGTAGCACCGATGAAGTGGCTCTGTTCTGACTGCTGGAAGGCAGCGGGGAAACCCTTCTATGCCTAATTATCCTGGCGGGATGCCCGTTCCTTACGCGCCTCGTGGAACGTTTGAACCCAACACGTCCATAGCCGACTTGATTCTGCGTGCTGGTCAACAGAGAGCACAGATTCAACAGCAGATGTTCGGACAGTTGGCGAATACGGTGGGACAGTTAGGGGAGATCCCTGGACAGATAGCACGGCAGAAGCAACTTGAGGCACAGACGGAACGCGAAAAGGCTTTGACTCAGAGAGCCGAGGCTCAGGCACAGCGTGAGGAGCAGAGAACGGCTCTGGCTGACAAGGCAGTAAGCGAGAAGGCTCAAAGAGACCAGCAGTTTCTACAGTTGCTCTCTACCGGCGAAGACCCCGACCCGCGGAAGATCCTTGGTCTTTATGGTCTTCAAGACGGCTTGGAGATGATCAAGGGCCTTGCGGCTTACAAAGAGATGGGACGCAAGACGGGAGGGGAGGCGCTGAAGGAGCTTCCGGATCTGGTTGGAGCCTATTCCACTCTGAGTCCGGAGGCTCGGGGCGCGTTCTGGCCACATTTGCGTGAGACGGTTCTCAAGTCCGGGGTGATTCAAGACCCCTCACAGATTCCGGAGCAGAGGAGCGATGAATTCGACGCGCAGGCTATCAAGTTCGCTCAAGGACTGAGACAGAAAGAGGAGAAGGCTCCATCTTTCCAGCACGTAGAGACTGCTGGTGGTATCCAAGCCTTTGACCCGACCAAGGGAACGTTGGGACCGGTCATCGGTCAGCCCAAGGCGAAGGAGATTGCTCCAAAAGAACCCAAGTGGACTCAGGGCGAAGACGATCAGGGCAATCCCATCATGTATGACATGGCTTCGGGAGCGGTGAAGCCCTTCCCGAAGGGAGTTACTCCGAAGGCAACTGGTGCTGAGGCTAATCGCATCGCTTCCGCCCATGCTGCGCTCTCTGCCTCTGATGAAATCAAGGACTACCTCAAGAAGCCCGAGGTACAAGCCGAGATAGGTCCGCTCATGGGGCGTTATAACAGCCTGCTCCAGGCATTCGGGGAGGGCAATCCTACTGCTGTTAGGTTGGTAGGGATGCTCAAGAGTTACTCTGCTCTCCAGCCTAATATCCACGGTTTCCGCGCTACGAAGTTCGCGGATGACATCAACAGCCTTCTTACCACAAAACAGACGCCAGAATCATTGCTTGCCGGTATCGGTGGGATTGATACCGCCGCTGAAGTTGTGGCCAATCGTGGACGTGGCAAGCCTAAAGGCGAACTGACGTTCAATTCGAAGACTGGTCAACTGGAATGAAGGTTCATCTTCCAGACGGGACGACGGCTAACTTCCCAGAGGGTACACCTCCGGAAGACATGACCAAGGCCATACAGTCCTATCTGATGAAGACAGCGGTTGATACCGGAGAGAAGCAAGCCGTTGCTGGTGCTGAACAGAGAGGCAAACAGGGCGAGACGTTCTATGGTGGCCGCGGAGACATGGGAGAGTTGGTTACTCCCGAGTTCGCCAAGACACAAGCCATAGTCGGAGCGACCATTCCTGCGGCTGTTGCTACTGGAGCGTCTTTTGCGGCTGCACCATTTGCTACCGCTGCATCTCTAGTTGCCGGTCACGAAGGCTCTAAAATCGGTGGCTCTGTCGCTCGAGCCGTGGGTGCTCCTCCGATGGCCGGCGAGATGGTAGGTGCTCTCGCGGGTGGAATCTCCCCAGGTTTGATAGTTAGAAAGTCTATCCCCGCCCTCTTGGCTTCGCAGTTGGGACGGTCTGCGGTAGCGGCTGAAACTGCTCCGGCCGCTGAAGCTGCTGGAAGCATAGCCAAGACATTGATTGAATCTGGCTGGACTAAAGAAGCAGCAAGTAAGGCTGCACAGAATGCCGTTGCGCGGATGGCTTCCGAGGCTGCCCCATCTGTAGCAAAGGCCGCTGCTACGACTCCGGCACAGTTCAATCCTGAGAGCCTACAGATCATAGCCAAGCTCAGACAGTTGGCGCAGACTTCCGGAGCGAACAAGATCGAGATCACTCAAGCAGCACAACAGGCTTTCCCTGAGTCCTGGAAGGAAGTAATGAAGATGATCATGGCTCCACGGACGAGGATCTAAGTGAGCGGAACTGTCATCCCAAACGTACCTCCGCAGTTCTTTGCCAATGATGGAACCATCGCGGCGGGCTACAAGCTCTTTTGCTATGCTGCCGGAACAACTACGAAGATCAATACCTACTCCGACGCTGCGCTAACGACTCCGAACACCAATCCTATCGTTCTGGATTCCGCTGGCCGTGCAACGATCTTCCTTTCTGCCACGTCCTATAAGTTTGTCCTTGCTCCTCCGAATGATACCGATCCCCCGTCATCGCCAATATGGACGCGGGATAACATCCTTTCGCTTGCCGGATTCAATGTCCAGGTAGACATTCAAGTCACCGCTGGGGAGTCGCTCCAGATCAACGACGTTTGTTATATGTCTGCTGGTGATGGAGGTCTTACCGCCGGTCGGTGGTACAGGTGTAATGCTTCAAACACCTATTCGTCTGTTTCTGCCCACAGTGTCGGCTTTGCCATTGAGACCATAGCCAGCGGTACCACCGGGGCCATTAGGATTCTTGGAAGGCTGGAGGGATTTGCAGGGCTGACTGCTGGAGCAGTCTATTACATCAACGGCGGAGCCTTCATCGGTCAGATCATAGCTACTCCCGACCCTATCAATCCAAGAATCGTTGCCCAGGCCGACAGTACTACTTCGATTGTTACATCTCAGTGGCTTCCTTCATCTCTTGCCAGACTGAATTTCTACACCACTCCGGGAGCGGACACTTGGACCAAACACCCTGACGCTAAGCAAGTCCGCGTCCTCTGCGTCGGAGCCGGAGGGGGTGGAGGATCAGGACGTAAGGGAGCCGCTGGTACTGCGAGGGTTGGAGGAGGTGGAGCCGGCGGCGGGGCCGTTTCGCTCCTTGAAATCCAAGCCTCCCAGCTTACCGCCACGGTCGCGGTTTCGGTCGGTACAGGAGGAACCGGAGGAGCGGCGCAAGGCACCAACTCCACGAACGGGAACAACGGCACCAACGGAGGTTCTACAAACTTTGGAGCCTTCCTCAATGCCGAAGGTGGACTATTGGGAGCCGGCGGACAGGCCGGAGCTGGAGGTACAGGAGGCAACGGGGGTTCATTCGCCTTCATCGGTGGTACTGGTGGAACAGCCGATGCAGCCGGAGGTGTAGGTGGAGTCGGTGGAGTCCCATCTAATATTGCCGGAGGTGGTGGAGGTTCCGGGGGAGGAATCACCGCAGCCAACGCGGCTTCCGCTGGTACGGCTGGTGGGGCTGGCGCTAGGGGGTCTTCCACGGCCACCGCTGGAGCCGGCGGCGCGGCCGGGGTAGCCGGGGGAGTCGGACTCCCTGCCCCGGTCAACTCTGCTATCGGTGGTGGAGGAGGGGGTGGAGGGGGTGGATCAACCGCTGGCAACGCCGGAGCTGGTGGTAACGGAGGGCTCTACGGAGGAGCCGGAGGTGGAGGAGGAGCGGCCGTAGATGCGGTCGGAAACTCCGGCAAGGGTGGAGACGGAGGGAACGGACTGATACTGGTGATTCAGTATTAACGTGCGATCTGCCGAACGTTCCAGGCAAAGGCGAGTCCGCGGACGATGATTCCGACCTTGGCCCACTTCCTAGCCTTCTCGGGATCTCTCTTGGCCATGTCGTGCAGCGCGACGCAACCGAGGGCACCGATTCCAATCCTAACGGCTCTGTTGCGGACTAACGGAGAGTACTCCCGGCCTCCACGAGCCAGGATCAGTTCGGTAGATCCAAGGTCCGCAGCGGTGACCGCACAGACCTTCCAAGCGTCCTTGTGGGCCGCTCGAGAGTCATACCACGGCTTTGATTCTGGCTGGGTCGGACCGATCAATAGCAAGGCGATTAGCCACATAGCTTCCTCCGAAGGGACTATACGTGATTTGGGAGGCTGGATAGTCACGATTACTTGCGTCCCCCAGGCTCAAGTCTGCCAAACCGGAAGCCTGGAATCGGCAATAATTCCCACAGAGACGCAGGCAGTCCAGGAAGCGGACTTTATAGCGGCTGCGGGGTGTTGGCTGAATCCAGAAACCGGACAATGTTCGTCCGCCAGACCGGACGATGCCGTTGAGAAGCTCGCACCTGGAGCTATAACGGCTCTATCGTTGCGTCGGCTTCGTTAACTGTCGGATGTTCCAGCCTATGACCAACCCTCGGACAATAATTGTCACAATGGCTACCTTCCTAGCCTTATCAGGATTCTTTCCCGAAAGGACCAAGAGACCAGCACAGCCCAAAGTTCCAGCGGACACCCGAACCGCCCGATTGCTTAGAACCGGGTTGAATTCCCTACCTCCACGCGCCAGGATGCCTTCTGTAAGCGCTAGATCGGCTCCAGTGACCACGCAAGCGACCTTAACGAGGCTTTGACCGTTCTTGGGTGATTGGGGCGGTCCTATGACCAGCAAGGCGACAAGGAGACCCATGGCTCGGATTCTACGCTTTCCAGCAAGGCTATCTCAGCAGGAAACCGATCCTCAGCGGCCTTCCTGGATCAGTCCGGAGCGGTGGGGGGGCTTCCTTGAGGGGACCAAGAAACTCGCGGAACTTCTACGGACCCATTGACGACCGTGCGAAGATGGTCTTGCCCCGCCCCGAGTAGTCATAGGGGGCTGACAGTACCCGGTGGTGACGTCGGGGACGCTACCGGCAATAGTACCGGCCTTGCCTAAAAGGTCGACGCCCCGGGAAGAAAGCCCCGAGGCGCGATACGGCAGGAGCCAGGCGATAAGGGCGCCTAGCAAAGTGGATCGTAACACAACTCCAAGACAGAAGCCACCCGAAGCGTGGGTTGTTTTTGCCCTACCCCGGCGGCGCAGCGATGGCCGCGTGGGGCGTCGTTCTGTCGGCATTTTCACCGACTCAGCCCGTGCGACTGAAGCCGCGAACAAGGCTATCAAGGACGGGCTTAAGGCGGTCATGATCGAGAAGTGCCGAATCAACGAATGGATGTTGCCACCAGCTGAAGCCAGTCTCTCCCCATTGGTCGAGGCACCTTAGATGCGACATACGAGTGGGCGGATCTACAGCATAGTCCCTGTAACACAAGCCTCTCGCCATCTCGTCCCTTATTGGAACGGATGGAACTGCCCGGCAACGGTTCCCGGCCCGACCAGGTTTCAACGCCCATACAAAGGGGAGGCACAAATGGCTTACCGACCTAAGAAGGACTGGAAGCGGTAAGTACAGGAGCTACCATCCTGGCCCGCTTATATAGGGGCTGGAAGAATGCCGGAGGTGTATCGCATGGGAAAGGAGCCAAATGAGGAAGACTAAGGTTCAGCCGAGGGACAAGCGTGAGGCCGCTCTGGCCAAGGTGACTCGCCAGCAGATCGAGGAGGTAGTCCGGGCCAGTTTTGAGGGCCAGCAGGACTTGACGGACTTGCTCATGGAGGCCGTCTTTGCTCCGACCCTCCAAGCGAGGCTCCAAGCCTGCGAGCATTGGGAGAAGGTGGCTCTAGCCTTGAGGGAAAAGGAAGCTGCCAGAATCGACATACCGGCCGACGAGGTGGAACTATGATGCCATGGTACCTCAATTGCGGTGGACCGCTGTTCTCCCGTCAATGCCTCGGTTCGTGTCGTGGCTCTCGCAGGAATGGGCAGCCCAAAAAGAAAGGTCCCTCGATGGCGGATCACGTCTTCTCTCGCTGGCGGGCTGAGTTCACCTCGCAGCGTGGGATGCCCTTAGCGGTAGCGGTCTGGAGGCTCTATCGGGTAATCATGCCGCAAGGGCATTCGATCAAGGTGGAACGTATCGGGAACGCATCAATCGGTTAGTCTCCAGTCTGATACGTAATCTTTCCCGAAGCCCCAATAAGGCCGAATAGCCCCAAGAAATCGCTTGACAGTCCCTCTTGACTGACGCATACTCTGGTCATGAGCAAGGCAGAGTGGCAGGCACACATGATCGACCTTGGTTTCGCTTCCGCGTTGACCACCAATGAGGGTCGGCCGGAAGCTCTGGCGCACATGGTTGACTGCCGCATCTGCAAGGCCCGCAAGCGTACCCGCCGGGCCAACCGAAACCAGCGCGAACGGGCCGATGCCTTGCGGTCCTTGGGCATGGTCAAGACGCCTTACGGATGGGAGTAGGCCAATGATCAGCGATTTCCCCAGCGTCTCATTCGATCTCTGGAAAGAGTCTGTCCCCGACTACGAGGACGTGGACGAGCAGGAATCCGACCCTGACCGGCTCATGGATCAGGAACGGGACTTCGGCTACGAGGAGGAATTCTAATGGCAACCTGTCGGGCTTGCTTCGGAAGCGGGGATACGAATGCGTGTGGCCGCGATCATGGCATGTCTTCTTGCGTGAAGCATTACTGTTGCCATTGTGAGCAGACAAGCGAGGAGAGCGCCAATGCTGGTTCTTGCTCTGCTTGCCATGGTAGCGGCCAGCAGCGCGAGGAAATCCTGACCCCCGAGGAAGCCGTACAGAACATCATTGACGCTGGAGGTTTCTGATGAGCATGGACTTTGCCGTATTGGTTCCGAAGATCGACAAGATCCTGAAGCGTGGCCTATCGAATGGTCTCGGGACGGCCGGAAAACAGGTCTGCGTCGAGGCTGCCATCTGTGAGGCTTTGGGACTGCCTCATGGAGACGATCCCAAGTGCGTTGTCTCGGACGTGCGAGCCTTCAAGATCCGGCTGAATGACTCCAACTGGAGCAGCGCTAAGGCACGGGCCAAGGGTCTGCGGGATCTGGCCATCGCGCAGCTTGGGACGAAGGACGTTTTGAGGCCCGGTCAGTTCTCGAAACTGATGGTCGAAAAGACCATTCGTGTCCTGATTCCGACCCTGTTCCGGGAAGTGCTGAAGGACGATGCGAGGTGCATGGCTGCGGCCGACCAGTGCGAGAAGGAAGGGACAGGAGAGGCTGCGAGGAAGGCTCATTCCGACGCCGACGACGCC